CGCTCTTCCGATCTGTAGCACCTGCTTCATTGAAGCTATAGTTGATTGTTTCATTTGGAGCATATGTATCTGAGCCATCTATCGCAAGGATATATCTAGAATCTTGGCCATCTGATCTTGTATTTCCTACTGTTGGTGTATTTATCCATGGGAATACAGCTCCTCTGCAATCATTGTTCTCATCTTCATATGCAAAGAATGCAACTTCAATCAATACATTGGCTATAGTCTCACAGTAAATCTGCTTTCCAAGCTGAGGAACTGCAACCCATTTGATGGTCTCCATTGGCTTTTGTCTTTTAACAGTGCTTGTATGATATAGTCTAGACTGGCGTGGCACTTCTTTTTGTGCAAAAAAATTGCTATACTGATCTCCAGTCATAAAGATATTATCTAGAGTAACTTGGAATGCTTCTCCTTCTTGTAAGTCGGAGTCTCCAAACACACCATCTTGGATGTCGGCTTCAACAATATCTACATTGATGTATTTACGGGCTGCTTCTTCATTTTGAGCAACCTGGCTTCCTTGCAAAACCTGAGAGGTAGTAAAGGTATTTGGTGGTGTAAATGGCATTTTTCCTCCTAGAACTTAGCCCATACATAGTGTAAGTAAAGATTCTTTAGATCAACTCGATAGTGTGTAGCATCATCAAAATATATCTTGACTTTGATTTCAGTTACGGTTGTAGCAATGGAAGGCATGTAACAGTATGACATTGGCAGTCTTTCATAAAATAAGGTTTTATTATCTGAAGATCCTGTATTACCATCGCCTGCTACAATTGTGTTATAACCAAAAGGATAACCTATCTGAACATCAACACCTCCAATCGTTAGGAACCAGCATAGATAGAATGCTGACTCAGATCTTATTAGTGGTGATGCAAGAGTGTTTACTGAAGTGGTAGTAACCAAAGGATTTGACCCAAGTCTTAGACAATCATTTGGCTGCAATGCTAAGTTTACAGGGAATGTTGCAATGGTTGTAAAGACTTCAGTTTGAGCTGGATTAAAACCATAGACTGTCTCATTACTATCAAAGTCAGAGTCGCTGACATTTGGTCCTACTGACTGCTTAAAATGGTTTCGATTGAATGCTTCAGATCTTGTATTTGAAGGATCAATCTTTCCGGAAGTACCATCTGAAGCATCCTTCAAAGCAGTAAAAGGCTGGTTTAAATTTGTTGCCGTAATTACTGCTCTTGCATCTTGATAATTAAAACTTGCGTTTGACATTAATCCCTCTTATCTATATTGGTTACGCGCCCATAACAGGCAGTTATAAACTCTTAAGTTTGCATCTTCAATAAGTTTTATATTAGCTGGAGATGTTCCTGCACCATCAAATGTTGCTGACCATCTAACATCTATTGTTACTGAATCTTGAGAAGCGATTGGAGTTGCGAATGGAAGATTTACAGTCCTTCTTCTTCCAGCTGGTTGTTCGCCAGTTGTTGATACCATCACATCATTTACGAATACGTAAAACTGCCATCTCCAACCAGCACCATAGTTACCTGTAAAACCTGCTGCTTCTTGTGAAACAAAGAAATATTCAACATCTATCTGTGCTGCTCCTCTTAAGAAGCCCTCAGATGTTGGAATTCTTAGGAAAGATCCTTTTGTTATATTGGCTGACAGTGACAAAATACCAGATGCCCAGCTATTATTCTGTGATGAGAATGTTGCAAGCGGAGGACCTAATACATCGGCTGCTGGATATCTTGCCCAGGTAAAAGTATTAAGAGTGCTTTCTACCTGAAAGTAAGATTGCGTTGCCATTATAACACCAACGCCATCTTGAGCTGATCCATCTGGTCTGCTATCAACAGCTATCCTAGAATTTGCAACCATATTTGAATCATCTATAGTTTCATATGGCAACTGCTGAGCATCTAGCTTTCCATTAAATTCTGCTAGAAAACCAGATGCATCTCGATTAAAAGCATTAGCTGTTGCATAATCTCTATCTTGGTGAACGCCTACGGAATATGTTTTACTCATGGTGTCTTCCTTTCTCCAGCCTTTAGATTGATGGTCTTGTTATCAGATCCAACGTAACAAACGTGATAAGCAACTACCTGGAACATAGCTGTGCTTTTCAATGTGAATCTATACCATGAGACCAAAGATGTATTTACATCCCATCTTAATCTTGTTACTCTATTCTCACCCCACCTTGATGTTCCAACTATAGCCACTGATTTATCAAATGTTCCAGCAGCAGGACCGTATGTTGCATCTTCTGAAAGAGTTCCATATTGCTCAGCAACAACGGTTGGTTTAGATCCAGAAGAAGTATCCTCATCTCTATAATCGACTGCTGAAGTTAGTTCGATTTCATTATGACCCTGTGAAAGTATTTCAACTTCAACAGATATGATGCGCTTCTTAATACTATCATCACCAAAATCAAGCCATGCTCCAGACCAGATGGAAGGTACAGTTGCTCTTGCAAAGCTAGAGGTTATAGTTTTAATTCCTTGCCCAGATACTGTGTAGGTAAGCGCTCCACCTGCTGATCTCTTTGCAGACCACACCTGTATACCAGAAGGATAAAGCGTATAAACACCATTAACTGGGCCAGTCTGAGTTACTCTTGGAGCTGTTATGAACCATCCCTGTGGAAGAACTGAGATATCATTTATATTGAAAGCTTCATTTGTTGCGCCATTACTGTCAACAACATCATGTCTAAATGACCAAGCATTTGTTAAGGTATGATAGACAAGTCCTCTAGTATTTTTTGTTTGTCCATCAACAGGATAAATGCACCACCATTCTTTCTCCTTGGTTGAATAGCTGGCCTTTGCCGTTGCTAATGAACCTATTGAGATTCTATTTATTTCCGACTGAACCACATCTGATATACGACGCACTTCAACCTGTGATCCACCTAGAGTTCCACCTTGGAAAGTATAAACTCCATCGTAAGATAAGAATAAAATTCCTGATCCTTGGATATTTGTTATCGCATTGGTTGCAGTTGTTCCAATGTTTGCATTTAAAGTTGTGCAAATATATCCAGATCCTGCTTGTCTTACAACTTCAATGCTTCCTTCTCTAAAGATAAGTAAGTTATCATAGTAAGGAACTAAAGCTGTTATAGCTCCGCCTTTTCTATTTCCAACGTCAAAATAGTTAAAAGCATTAAACTGTTCTGGCAAACCTTGATCTGAGTATATAATTGTTGTTTCAGTTCCTTTACCACCAGCTAGCCACATCCTGCCATCCCATGATGCACCATATTTCATTCTTGATGAAATAACGACTGATGCAAAACTATCTGGAGCTGGTACGGATAGCAAGTCATCTGGAAGAATGTCAATGTAATTTCGTGAAACATTCTCGTCTATCTGGGAAACTAAATAATAAGTTTCTCCTGCACTTCCACCGCCTCTTAGATCATTCAATGATTTGGTTCTATAAATTCTGCGAGCAACAGTTCCTGGTGGACCTACTGGTACATGCTGAAACCAAACTGAATAGGTTAGATCATCGTTTGATTCGTTAATCCAGTTAACCTGAGTTGGCTCAGATAAAGGTGATTCAGATCCAGTATCTGTGATAAAGGATACTCTATACCTATAATAGTTTACGCTATTCTGAGTCTTTGAACCAAGACCTGTGCCACTGCCAACACCAAAGTTTATACCACCAATTGTGTTATTCTCAGGATAAGGATAGGTTGATGTTGGAGGAGTAGCAGCTAAATCACATGCTCCTTCAAAGTATTTACTATCAGTAGCTAAGACTTCTGGAGAAGGTGTTGGTGAGGTAAATCCAAAGTTCTCTGTTCTATCACGACCCCAGTATTTTAACATTGGATCTTGACCATTTAGGATTAAGCAAAATCTTCCAAAAGGAACGAACTGCTCTCCTGGGTCATCACTTTTTGCTGATGATCTTCCAAAGGCAACGGTGTGATGAGGCTTCCAGGCAATAGAAGCTAGACCACTATTGTTAGCAACCTCACTGAATAACTCGCCTCCCTGCTTGGTTATTACATAGCACTCAGCACCTCTATGTCTTTCCCAAACAAAAAGTCTCTCATAGTCAGCAGTTGAACTAAGCACACTTGAATATAGGTTTTTAGGAATCATTGGCTCAAAGCCTCTATCGTTTATGAAACCGAATCCTTCAGAATCCACTCTCATGTTTACGATATCAGATGCGCTATTATCAGGGGCTTCATAACGCTGATCAACACCACCAGCTCTTATTTGTTTTGTTGTGTTTGTTTGCATTATATGCTCTTATTTCTTAAGCTGTTCTGGTCAAAAATTGGTCCAACAATCATGCGTCCAAATTGTCCTTTGACAACATCAATGTCTACGTGATCGATATATCTGCGTTCACATAGCTTTATTGCATCTTTGATTTTTCTAGCATAAACACTGGCTAATGTTAAGTTTCCAGACTTATTGTAGATATCTTCTAAAGCTCCATAAACTATGAGCTGATGCATATCAAAAGGCAATTGTGGAGTATCAGTCTTTGCAATTAAAGGTTCTGGTTTAAAGTAATAACGTAGCTCTAATCTTCTAAAGAAGTCTCTTAATCTTAATGGCTGAGTTGAACTTGTTGCTACCTCAAGGTACTGGAAATCAAATGCATCTATTCTTGGATAAGGTCTTATCCTTGTATGAACACCATCATATTCTTTATAGACTGGTGAGCCTGCATCAAATGAAGTTATATTTGTGATATTAACTGTTGCGTCTATATCATCTGCAACAATTGGAGTGTCTTGAGATGGAACATTAAGACCACCAGACAATGTTCCTACGGTTACCTGTCTCCACTTAGGTTTGCCTAATCTTGTTCCAGTGACAGGATCAAAGTTCTGGTTGTACCATAGAACTTTTGATAAACCCTCTAAGAATCTTTTTGTTCCTGGGCCTGCGTTATATGCAGTGTTCTTTGAAACTACAGGCTTATCATCCCATGTTAGAAAGCTAACTTGCATAGAATATGTGCTACCACTGCTGGCTCCTTTTCCAATAAAACTTTCTGACAATGGCCCAGTTTGTTTTGTTGGATCAACGAAAGACCAGCAAAGTTCTATGTAATAGGCTCCTGGAATAGATCCGTTGGCAGGTACATTTTGAGCATTAAAAACAACACCAATCTTTTCAGCAGCAGGAACTTGATGAGGAGGAACTGGAACATATGCTT